TGCTGCAAGCCCACGGCAAGCCCAGCGAAGTGCCGCCCAAGCACAAGCTGATGACGACGTGCGAGAACCCGCGCTGCGTCCATCCGTCGCATCTTGTCATCGCGCCCATGGCGAAGTTCGTCCGGGTTCGTTTGGTGGCGAACACCAATCACCAGATTCGCGCGGCCAAGATTGCCAAGGCCCGGCGAAAAAGCGCCAAGCTGACCGCCGATGACGTGGCTGCCATTCGCGCCAGCGATGAAGCCGACCACATCCTGGCCGAACGCTATGGGGTGAGCCGTTCGCATGTGAGCGGCATTCAGGCCCGCACCAAGTGGCGCGATCACTCCGTGTCGCCGTGGGCTGGAATGGGTGCGCGATGAACTGCCCCAAGTGCGACAAACCCATGAAACGCGGCTCCGTCGCTGACGTGCGATGGAGGAAGGGCTACGTGTACCGCCGCCGTGAATGCGGGTACTGCGGGCATCGGGTGACAACCAAAGAGCAGATTGTGCAGGGGAAAGACGATGGCAGGTAAAGCGACGCGCAACAAGGGCAGGCGCGGCCAACAGGAGCGGGGAGGAAGGGAAATGGCTGAGTTGAAGCAGCGCAAGTGCAAAGCCTGCAAAACCCCATTCACCCCGGCGCGGTCAACGCAAACGGCGTGCGGAATCGACTGCGCCATGCAACTGGCACACGAAAAGAAGGTGAAGGTTGCCGAGTGCGACCGGCTGGATACGGTGCGCAAAGACCGAGCCCGCAAGGAGCGGCTGAAAACCCGGCGCGACTGGGAGAAAGAGGCGCAGGCGGCGTTCAACGCCTACATCCGCGCGCGGGACAAAGGCCAGCCGTGCATCTGCTGCGGCCTGCCGCTGTCGGCTGGTGACGTGGGCGGGCACTACGACTGCGGCCACTACCGCAGCACCGGCAGCGCTCCGCACCTGCGGTTTCACGAGGACAACGCCCACGCCCAGCGCAAGCAATGCAACCGCTGGGGCGCGGGCCGGGCCGTCGATTACCGCCTGGGGCTGATTCAGCGCATCGGCCTGGAGCGTGTGGAGGCGCTGGAAGCTGACCAAGAGCCGCGCAAATACACCGCCGACGAACTGAAGGCGCTGCGTGACGAATACCGGCGAAGGTTGCGCAAGCTGAGGCAGGAGGCGGCTAATGTCTGAGCGCGACCCTCATAAAGCAATCGACTTCATCTACAGGCAAGCCCCGCTGTACGCTAAGGCCAAGGCCGAGCGGGTGCGCCTGGAGGAATTCCGCAAGTCCAAGAAAGCCCTGCTGATGGCGGAATGCGAAGCCCCGGCAGCGAACGCGCGGGAGCAGTACGCCTACGCGCATCCCGACTACATCGCCTTGCTTGACGGCATTGCTGCCGCCGTGGAGACGGAGGAAACGCTCCGGTGGCAGTTGGTGGCCGCGCAGGAAACCGTGGCGATTTGGCGCACGGAGTCGGCCAACAACCGGGCTATAGATCGGGCGGCAGCCTGAAAGACGTTTTCAACCAAAGGAGCGGTTCAATGGCGAAAGCAACTACCACGCGCGAGCAGCGCGCAGACCAGAAGTTCGAGCAGGCGGCTCGCCAGGCTGACCGAGGCACGCGGCCGGCGCGCGAGGATGCCGCCCGGCTCATGACCCAAGGTAATGCGATCAAGGCCGGCCGTCCGATCCCGAGCTACGCAAAGACGTCAAAATGACGGGAGGATGACTATGGCGCTGGTGCGGGTAAACGAGCAGGGGCGGCGGATTGGGGAGACTCACCGGAACGCGCGCCACTCGGATGCGGATGTGGAGCGGGCGATTGCGGCCTATGAGGTGCTGCAGTCCTATGCCAAGGTGGCGGCGGCCGTTGGCGCCAAGAAGTCCACGGTGCGGGACTGGATCAAGGGCAACAGACGGGGCCAGGTGGGGCCGCGCACGTCGGAGCGCGACCCGGTGGTGATGGCGGTCTACCGGATGCCACTGAGCCGGCGTCGCGCTGTGCTGGATCGTGGTGGCGCGAAGTGGGTCAATGCGGTGATAGAGCGTGCGCTGAAAGGTGTTGACGGGTGTGCGGCAACGTATAGCGATGGTGGTGCGGATAGCAATAAACCGCACCCCGGTGCGCGTGTTTCATGTTGAACCGGGTGGAATGAGGGTTATGAAGCTGACGCACAGGCAACAGCGCTTTGTCGAGGAATACCTGCTGGATTTGAACGCCACGCAGGCTTGCATTCGTGCGGGCTACAGCGAAAAGACCGCAAGCAGGATCGGGCCTGAGTTGCTTGGAAAAACCTGTGTCAAGGCCGCTTTGGCGTTGGAGTTGGAGAAACGGGCTAACCGGACGCGGGTTGATGCGGACTGGGTGCTCAAGCGTTTGGCTGCAATGGCTGACGCTGACATGGCCGACCTGTACGGCGAGGATGGGATCTTGAGGCCGGTGAAGGACTGGCCGGACGTGTGGCGGCGCGGCTTGGTCGCCGGGGTCGAAACCCTGGAGGAACGAGACCGCGAGGGAAATGTGATTGGCCAAGTCCGCAAGGTCAAGCTGGCCGACCGCATGCGCTCGATGGAGCTGATTGGCCGCCATGTGGATGTTGGCGCTTGGCGCGACAAGTTGGATGTGACGGTCACCGACACCCGATCCGAGCGCCTGGCTCGCGCGCGGGAACGCGCTGGCAAATGACGGTCGATGAGCAGATAACCGACCTGGCGGGCGAATGCACCCACGATCCGGCTCGCTGGGCGCTGGTGGCCTACGACTGGGGTCAGGGGGAGTTGGCCCACCACGCCGGCCCGCGTGAATGGCAGACCGAGGCCCTCGAGGAAATCGGTGCAGCGCTGAAGAACCCGGCGACCCGGCACCAGCCAATCATGATCGCCCGGGCATCGGGGCACGGCATCGGCAAGTCGGCGTTCATCGGCATGCTGGTGAATTGGGCCATGTCCACATGCGAGGACTGCAAGGTCGTCATCACGGCCAACACCGACACCCAGCTCCGAACCAAAACTTCGCCCGAGGTGGGGAAGTGGCAGCGCTTGTCCATCACCAGCGACTGGTTCGATGTGAACGCAACCAGCATCGCCGCGAACGAGGCTGGCCACGAAAAGACCTGGCGTGCCGACTTCGTGCCGTGGTCCGAGCACAACACCGAGGCATTCGCCGGCCTGCACAACGTGGGCAAGCGCATCGTCCTGATCTTCGATGAGGCCTCAGCCATCGCCGACAAGGTGTGGGAAGTGGCCGAAGGGGCATTGACCGACGAGAACACCGAGATCATTTGGGTGGCGTTCGGAAACCCGACCCGGAACACCGGGCGGTTCCGCGAGTGCTTCCGCCGCTACAAGCACCGCTGGCTGGGGCGGCAGATCGACAGTCGAACGGTCGAGGGCACCAACAAACAGCAGATCGCAAAATGGGTCGAGGACTACGGCGAGGACTCGGACTTCGTGAAGGTGCGGGTGCGCGGCATGTTCCCCTCGATGTCGAGCAGGCAGTTCATCAGCGAGGCGGATGTGACGGCGGCCTACGGCAAGTCGCTGCAGCCCGGACAGTACCAGTTCGCGCCGGTGATTCTGACGGTCGATCCTGCCTGGGAGGGCGACGACGAGCTGGTGGTGGGCAAGCGCCAGGGGCTGGCCTTCAGCATCCTGCACCGCATGCCCAAGAACGACAACGACCTGGTCGTGGCTCAGATCGTGGCGCGCCTGGAGCGCGAGCACGACGCCAGCGCGGTGTTTGTCGACGCCGGCTTTGGCACGGGCATTGTGTCGGCAGGGCAAGGCCTGGGGCTGTCTTGGACGCTGGTTTGGTTCGCAGGGGCCAGCGGCGATCCGGGCTGCCTGAACAAGCGGGCTGAGATGTGGAAGGCGATGCGCGACTGGCTCAAGGCAGGCGGGGCGATCCCCGACGATCCGCAACTGCGCGACGAGCTTCAGGCGCCGGAGATCGTGCCGCGCATTGACGGCAAGCTGCAACTGGAGGCCAAGAAGGACATGAAGGCGCGCGGCGTGCCATCACCCAACCGGGCGGACGCGCTGGCGCTGTCGTTCGCCTTCCCGGTGGCGCAGCGCAGCCTGGCCGCGCGGGCGGCGGCCGAGCTGGGCCTGGCGACGCGTCAGCAG